TAGATGATCTAATAATTACTACTAAGTCGCTGTCCGCAAAAATTTTGAAACTGTAAGCAAAGGTAGTTGTACTACCATTTCCATTGTGAGAGTTTTTTATAATTGTAGTTGATACTGTCATTTCGATTTACCTATATACTATTTATCCTTCTGTTCAATACTATCTTTAAGAATCTTTACACCTTTTTGAGCAAAACCAATCCTTGCTTTATAAAGGTCATCTATTAAATCTCTTTTTTCTTTTGCAGTAAAGAGTGTACCATCTAATTTCATTTTTGCATTATATATAGTTTTTATTTCATTTGATCTATTTTTTATTTCTTTTTGAATAAATAACATTTCTTTTGCATCAAAATTAATCTTCTTAGATTCTTTTAAATATCCTTCTATATCTCCTATACTATCCAAATAATCTACTGTATTCAATATGGTTTTGTATGGTTTAATTAATTCATAAAATTCTTGTATTGATTTAGAATATCCATAAACATCTTTAGCTTGAAATACTCTAATACCCGGTATTTTTGTTAATGGATCTTCTGGTCTAATTGGGTCCTCTATAAGTCCACCTTTTATAGCTATAGCATTGATAGCTTCTTTAGCCATTCTACCAACTGAACCAAAATAAGAATCATATATATTTTCTGAATATATAGGATTTGCAAAATAGTTATCGGGTCCAACTATAGTCGCTAAATATTCTGATAATGCTTTTATAGTTGGGTTTGTATACTCTGTAGAATAATAAGAGTTAAGCATATCTTTTGGAGCATCCCGTGGTAAAATTGGTGCTTCTCTAAATAAACTATAATTAAGTTGATTTTCTATAAAAGGTCTAATAAATGTTGGAATTGGAGTATAACCTTTTGCGTGTTCTTGTAAAAATTCTTTTGCATATTTCATAAATTCTTGTTTCTCATTAGTTCTCATGTAGTCTAAAACTTTTTCAGTAAGATTAGAAAAGAATGTACCTACTTCAAATCCTTTTGGAAAAAATCTTCCTTCACCATTTACTTTTGTATAGTATTTATTATTTCTAATGTAGTCTGGAAGTTCTTTAAAATCTTCATCAAGTTCTCCATTATCTTTTACATTTGAAAAATAAAAATATGCTGTTGGTAATACTACAGTAATTCCAATCATACTTAAAAATCTTGTAGGTCTATCTCTAAATGCTTCATAGGCTTTTACAGATCCTTGTATTCTTGCATTAAAAAATGGAACACCTTTATTTATTCTTGCACCTGCAGTTCCTTTTTTTGAATAATCTAATAAATCTCTTGATTCAAATCCTGCTCTTTCTAAAGCATCTCTTTCTGACAAACCTTTTTTCTTAGCTGCTTTAAGAACTTTATTTAACATAGCAACTCTAGTAGCTTCTTCTGAAATTTCTGTTAAATATCTAAATTGTCCTAGTATTGGTGTGGAGTATTCATTTCTCATAATACCTTTGTTTAATACTTGATGAACAGGTGTATCAAACATTGTTCTATCTAATGATCTTAATGTACTAAAGGCTGCACCACTTTTTAAATAATTTTTATATGCTTGTGTAGCTCTTTTAGGATCTTTAAAAACAACATGAAATATTCCTAATATTGAATCTACAATAGAAATCCATGGAACTTTAGACAAAAAAGTTGCGTTCATTGTATCTTTAAAAAAGTTTGGCAAAGCAAAATCTGGAGTTACGATTGCACCTGTTCTTAAAAATCTAGTTGGTGCTGTTAAAAATCTTACTACAAAATCCATACTTGGATTATCCATAACTCTAAAAGCAGTAACTAAATCTTCACCAACTTCCCATACTTCATACTTGCCAGTTTTTGTATTTCTAAAAGAAATAGAGGTAGCATCTGGATAAACAACTTCCTGTCTAAATATAGAAAGTTCTTCAACACCTTTGTTTGAAAGTTTGTCTAATGCTTCTTTATCAAAAAATTTTTCTAATTCTTTTCTTTGAACTGTAATTGGTTTTAAATTACCTTTTTTCTTTCTTATCCATTTAAGTGCTTCCGGATCTTTTTTTTGAGCTTCTAAAACAGTATTAATAAAATCATTTTTAGCTTTGTTAAGCTCTGTCATTCTTACAATGTAATCTGTATTTTTAACAATGCTTTCAAATGGATCTATAATTTTTGCTTTTGATCCTTTTAATTGTTTAAATGGATTACTTGATCCTTTTATAAATCCAGATTCTCCCGGTCTAGGTAATTCTCTAGCCATAGGTATGTAGTTTTTATTTATTTCTTTAAATGCGTTGTATGCTTCTTTAGTAATCAATCCACCATCAGCAGCATATTTTATAACAGCTTCTTGATATGCGTCTATTTTTTTTGCAGCTTGTTCATAGGTAATCATCTTACCTGTTTCTGGATCTTTAACTTTTTCTTTATTATATTTTTTTAAAAATATTTCTGCGTTTGGAATATCAACACCAGTTTCTTTATTTCTTTTAGCAAGAGTTACTGAATGTCTGTTTACTAAATAGGTACTTAATAAATTTAATTCAGTTTTATCTTTTACAAAAGGTTTAGCAATAGATATTAAAGAGGGTCCAGTTTCACCTAATGTTTTAAAATCAAGAGTTCCAAATTCAATAAAGTGTGCTGACCTACCCTTCATACCTTCTTGTAGTCTTAAAAATTCGTAATCATTTAATTTTTCAATTCCTGTTTTAGTTTTAACATTTATTTCTCTCAATGCTTCTAATACAGGATATTTTTGATCTATTGCTTTAATTACAAATTTTCTTTTAGAAGTTTTAGCTGCTTGTTTTACAGTTTCTTTAATTTGTTGTGGTGTGATTGAAAGTTTAGGTGTTTCAAAAGAAATATTCTCTGCAGCTTTATTTGCAATAGGATCTTCAAATCTTTGTTTTTTTGTTTTATCTAATTTTTCTTCAAGTTTTTTAATTTTTAATAAATTTTCTTCTAATTTTTTATTAGTTCTATCTGACAACTTTCTTTCAACTATACGAGTTACTTCAATCTGAGTTATATCTGGATTTTTTTGTCTTTCTTCTTTAAATATTTTTTTATAAAATGGTGATAAAATATTTTGATCTTCTTTATTTCTTTCTCTTTCAACTTTATAAATTTCTTGATTTTCTTTTTTAAGTTTAGAAATTTGTTCTTCTATTTTTAATGGCTTTAAAACTTGTATTTTTTGTTTTGGTATTTCTATTTTCTTAGCATCTTTTATTTCGTAAGCTCTAACAGTTACATTGTCTGATAATATATCTTCTCTTACTGTTCTATTCTTTGCTAAGTCTAAAGCTACATCTGTAGGTTTTTTTCCATAATCAATAAAAATTTGTTTTGATTTTTCTTCTGCTTTTTTCTTAGGTAATCTAATATTAAATAAACCAAACAATAAAGCAGTAGAAGCAAATTCTCCCATGTCCGGTATCTCTTCATCTAATAATAAGCCTGTTCCTTGATAACCAATTATTTGAGCTGCAGTTCTTGATATATATTTTTCAGCTAATGCTTTACCACCCGGAAGTTTTAACATAGGTAAAGCTAGTGATGCAGAAAACTTTGCACCTTCTTTAACACCTTCCATTAAAGTTTCTTCTAATAATATTTTCATAACATCAGAAGGTTTGCCTTCATCTTGATTTTCTAAAACTTTTAAGATAGTTGCTCTAGTTGTAGTAGGTATCATTGCACCTGTAAATCCAGCACCTAATGTACCTGCTGGTAAACCAACTAAAGCACTTCCGGCATAAAGTGGAGAATCAACAGCTAGTGTTCCTAGTGTTGTAAGAAACTCCTCGGTCCAAGTATAATCTTTTGGAGTTGGCAGTTTTAATGCTTCTGGAGTACCCTCACCTTTTGCTGCTCGTTTGCTTAAATTCCAAAGGTTTCCTCCTAGGATTTGTTCAGCAATATAGTCTCCATCAAATTTTTCTCCTACTACAGTTTCTTTAATATCTTTTTTTAATTCTTTTAATTGCTCTGATCTAGTTTGCTCTGTTTGATATGGCATTTCCTCTTCTGATATTATGATACCTCTTCCAGATAAATAATCTCTAGCAACATTGCCAACGTAATCTTTTACAATTTTAGTATCTGGTTCAAACTTAAATTCATTAGCAATTTCTTGATTAGTAAATCCACCTTCTTGAAGTTCTTTTACTTTACCTTGTTTCCAAGCTGTAATATCTTTTTGATCAAAACCACCCTCTTGCAACAGTGTTTGTTGTTCAATTAAATTCATGCTTCTTCTGTGTTAAATCTAGTTACTATTAATGCTGCTGCAATGTTAGCAGCTAGTGTGTCATCTTTCTCTAATAAATTAACTAAATCTTTATCTTCCAAATTTAATAAACTTTCTCTTGCTGTTTTACCATCTTTTGCATATTTTGGAGCAAAAGTAGATTCAAAATTTTCACCAAATATAAGAGCAGAATTTTTTAATAAATCTTTTGCTGTATCTACTTCTATTTGCCAATATGATCTTGCTAAAAATTTTGTTTCTTCTTTTACAGGTTTATCTGTTCTTTGTACTTTAGTTTCATATTGACTTTCTATTTGACCAATTTTAGTTAAATAATCTACTA